CGCTCGTCGAGCGGCCATAACTCGATCCTTCCGATTCACCCGATCGGCGGCGAAGGCATGGCTCCTGTCCCGGTCATCGAGGAGGTCCAGATTCCTTGCCTGACTCTCGACGACGCCTGCGAGGGCGGAGCAGACTTCGTCAAGATGGACATCGAGGGCGGAGAGATTCTTGCGTTGCAGGGCTGCAAGGACGTCGGTAGGTGGTCTCGAACAGTCTTCGTTGTCGAGTGCCACGACACGTTCAACGACGTCGAGGCTGAGCTTTACCGTCTTGGCAAGCGTGTCACGAGGATTCCCCATCCTCTTGTAGCCCACCCCGGCCACTGTTGGGCGATCGGAGAAACGCTATGACTGGCGTCGAGTTCTGGCTGACTGATTTTGTTGAGAAGGGAGTCTGCGGACTTGCTGACAGAAAGCTCGCCGTAGACATCGGCGCGAACATCGGAACGTGGACCGTGCCTCTTTCTGGTCGCTTTGAGTCTGTAGTTGCTTTCGAGCCAGACTCGCGGGCTTCCTCTCGCATTCCTGTAATCAGCAATGTCGCCGTGATCAACGCTGCCGTGGCCGGGTCGGAGAGGACCGCCACTCTTTACATGAGACCATCTCCTGAGCAGACGTCGCTCTTGGAAGATCACCCAATCGGAGCCGGTGGCGGCTCTCCCGCACCTGTCGTCGGAGAGGTTCAGGTGTCGTGTGTGACCCTCGACCAAGTCTTCCCTGACGGTGCCGACTTTGTGAAGATGGACATCGAGGGCGGGGAGGTTGATGCACTCCGAGGCTGCGTCGACGCTGCGAGGTGGTCTAGGACTTTCTTTGTTGTCGAGTGTCACGACACGTTCGATGAAGTCCTGCCTGAGCTTGCTAGGCTTGGCAAGTCTGTTACTAGGATCGCGCACCCGCTGAACTCTCACCCCGGACACTGCTGGGCGATCGGCAAATGATCCTAGTCTCGCAGTCTTACACCGCGTCGCCCGATCAACGAAATCAAGAGCTTCAGAAGGTACGGCTGCACAACGAGACGTCAGGACTGTTCGATCGAGTCGAGTACCTCGACGCTGGCGATCGAACGATCTCGTTCAGCGAGCTTCACGAGCATTGTCTGTCGAAGTATCGCGGCCAGTGGTGCGTGATCGCGAACAGCGACATCACCTTCAACGCCACGGCTTATATGCTCAAGGGCTTGAAGAAGGACAACCGCCTCGTCGCCCTGACGCGATGGGAGGATCACTGCGGACCTCGATTCATCGGGCACACGCACGACGGACGTTTCTATAGCGGCTCTCAGGACTCGTGGGCGTTTCTCGCTGGCTCGCTCTCGCCGCTGACTATTGACATCCCATTCGCCGTCATCGGTTGCGATCAATTTATCGCCGGTTGGGCTTGCCTTGGCGGCGTTGAGGTGATCAATCCTGCCATGACGATCAAGACGACTCACGTTCACGCTGTCGACGACAGGCCTTTTGATCGCCCGGCAGCGGCTGGCTTCTTTGGATACCCGCACCTGACGACGATGAACACGAGCGGCGATGTGATGTGTCACCAGTGGCCTCGCGAAGACGGCGAATGGGAATACGAATGGCAACTATATCGCTTCGCGAAATAGAGCAGCACCACCCGGACCTGTTGCTGCCTCCCGACGAGGAGTTCGCAAACTACTACGGCAAGTTTGCCGACGTCGGCCTAGAGAAGGCCAAGTCTCTCAGGGTCGCGTTCGTGGCGATCTGCCGCAACGCTATGCCGTTCCTGCCCCTGACGATGCAGTACGTGAAGGCTGCGGGCGAATCCTTCGACGACTACAGAGTGTTCGTCTACGAGAACGACTCAACGGACGGCACGAAGGACTTCCTGTCCAACTGGTCAGACGGCTCTCACAACTTCTGTTCGCTGAAAGATAACGGCAGGCCGCATCTGAACTCGACTAAGCACTCATCGAGGACGACGGCTCTCGCAGAGTATCGCAACGCGTGTCGCAGGTGGGTCGACGGCGAGTCGTTGGACTTCGACTACGTGGTCGTGTTCGACGCGGACCCGTGGGGCGGGTTCAGTGTCGGCGGCATCCTGAACACGATCGGACGCATGGAGGATCGCGATCACCTGTGGACTTCAGGCATGGCGAGCTACTCGTGGTGCGAGTGGGGTCAGCCGGTCTGGGCGAGGCCGACCCTGTGTCAGTACGACGCGTGGGCCTGTCGCTGGACCGGATGGAAAGAGCGTCAGGACATGCTCTGGTTTCATCTTTGGCACCCGCCTGTCGGGTCGCCGCCCGTGAAGATGAACTCAGCCTTCGGCCAGCTTGCCGTCTATCGAGAAAAGAGCTTCCTTCGAGGCGTCTACTCTGGCGACGACTGCGAACACGTGCCGTTTCATAGGTCTATGGGGGGTGATTTCTATCTGAACCCTTCAATGCGATGTGTTTCTTTTTGGATTCCGGGGGGGGCAAGGATGCCCAATGGTTCGATCGACGACGGTAATCTGCACGGCGACGTTCTCGGCGATGTGGATCGCAGGGACTCCGACGCGGGTCATCTCGCAGACGCTGAGAATATCGGCTGATCGCTGCGACACGACTAGGAAACAGCTTGGCCTCGCGAGACGCGAGAGTTGGCACGGGTCAAAGACCGGCCACAGGAAGGCGTATCTGCCCTCCGAGTCAGAGATCAGGCAGAAATGCCTCGAATTTCAGGCTGGCTGGACGGACGACGAGCGAGAGCGACGTCGAGTCGGCGGCGTCGTTAAGCACGTCCCATACGAGTCTCCGGTCATCCCCGAGAGCTTGTTCCGATTCTCGGACGATGACGAGTCTGGGCCAACAACATTTCTCGAAGGACTGATCGATACTTCCGGGTGATCGCACTTGGTTGCTAGGCTGAAAAGGTATGGGCCAAATCCACGTTTACGCGAGGCTTTTTCTCGCCGCTGGCGACGACCGGGCACGCTCGCAAGTGTTCACCGAGGCGGTGGAGTGGCTCGAACACACGGCTGAGACAACGATCGAAAAAGGGCTTAAGACCCGCGTTTTTGCGATTCTTTGCACCAAAGAGGGTGCTGACTTTCTCCGCTGGGCAACCGCGAATGAAGCTTCAAACGGCCACTCTTGAGCGAGTCTTGTCAGGGATGCTGATCTCTGACCGGCTCTGGCTCAAGTCCATCTACCAGTCCACGCGAGACGTCGTTCAAGCCGACGGGCTCGTTGACGATCCTACGATTGTCAACTTCGGGGACTGGGTGAAAATCCACGAGTCGATCAAGAATTTCATCTGGAGTGGCATGAAGCCCGTCTGCCCGAAGGTCTACCCAGACCTGATCTCCGCTATCGACCGGGAGATCGCCCTTGCCGTCGAGCCGTGCGACGGAGAGGTGACCCCAGACGTGCGTCGCAAGCTGGTTGCAGTCCTTGATCGTATCGCTTGGATGGGACTGGGAGGCGACGAGTAATGGTCTCCGACTCCGCTATCGCTGTAGCCAACGATGAGCCAGCCCTCTCCGATAAGGTCACTGCCTACGTGACTCATGCAAGAGAGCTTGCCTCGGACGGCATGACGGTGTCTGACTTCGCGGAACTGGCGACGTCGCTCCTGAGACTCGTCGTGTCGGCACTCGACTCGATCCCGGCCCACGGCGATCAGAAGAAAGTCTGGGCTGTAGGGGCCGTTGCGAGCCTTTTTGACGCTGTTGCAGACAAGTGCGTCCCCATCTATTTCGTGCCATTTTGGATTGTTTCCCGTCCGACTGTCAGAGCCATCGTGCTTCTGGCGGCAGGCGGCGTGGTTCAGTCGCTTCTTCCGATCGTGAGGGCTTCAAAGTGATTTTCCTACTCGTCATCGCCGCTGCCGTGGCTCTCCTGATGTGGCCTGAGTCGAGGGCAACGGCTACGGCTACGACCGTGAAGCCTGCCCCGCTGCCGTCGATCGACGTGCCAGCGATCCCGCAGCCTCCGAAAGCACCGAGCTACCGCAGTGCTATCGAGAGTCTTGCGTCCGTCCGGAGTCGTCTGATCGCGACGGGGAACCTCGACGAGAAGGCGACGGCGGCAATCAACGAACTGACTTTGTGTCTCGTGGCTGGGAGCGACAAGGAATGAACCTACTTCAGCGTCAGATCGCATCCGGGTGCCTCGTGGTACTCGCCTTGCTCATGTGGGCCTTCTCAGGCGGCAGCGAAGTCGCTCCGAATCCCGGCCCAGTACCTCCGACGGGTCTCGTCCTTCGCGGGCTTTTCATCGGCCAGAATTCAGCCCAAGATGCGGCCATGCTATCGGCTCTCACCGCAGAACTCGGAGACATCATCGAATACGATGGGACTCTACCGTCGCCACGCCTGAAGACTGGTGTCGCTCTCGACGATCTCCGCATCGCTGCCCGTGAGGGGCGGATGCGTGGCGAGAGTCTTGGAGCCCGTCAACCGAAGGTCAAGGAAGCGATTCACTCCTACCTCGACGAGACCGTCGGGACGTCGGGGGGTCCGGTGACGCCTGCGGAGCGAGCCAAGTGGGTCGCCGCCATGAAGGACATCTCAAGGGCTTGTGCAGATGCCTCGAAGTAAACTCACAGCATCGGCGTTGCTGGCCGTGATCGTCGTGTCGTTTATCGGCGCGCTCGTTCAGTTCGCGACGTTCCGTCTGGCGAATCATCTGGAGAATAACTTCGGCTATCAGCCCAACCCGGCTGGGCTGAGGGAGTTCCTCGGTGAGCTTAAAGAGCCGACGTTCGCGCAGGCTGGTGCCGACGCGGTGAAGAAGGCAAAGGGGAAGGACGTGTACCTCTATCGGTACGCTGATCAGGCCCATCGCAAGGTGTATGGAACGCCGTTTGAGGCTTGGAATCAGGGCAACGCAGGCACGTGCGTGTCCTTCGGATGGGGTCTCGGAGCGTACATCGGCCAGAGCGTTGATTACGCGACAGGTTCGCTGCCGAATGCCCCCCTTGAATGCGACACGTCCGGGATTTACGGCGGAAGTCGAACGGCCGGAAGAATGCCTCCCGTGAATGGCAACGCGGGTTACTCCGATGGTAGCTACGGCGCGGCTGCGGCGAGGTGGGTCGCTGGCAAGTGCAAGCAGCCGGGCATCGGCGGGATTCTTTACAAACAAAAGTACGGAAACACTGACCTCACTACGTACTCGATCCCACGGTCACGTGAATGGGGAAATGCTGGGGTGCCCCTCGATCTCGCAAAAGAGGCGAATAAGCACACGGCAAAAGCAGTCGCCCAAGTCTCCACATGGGAGGAACTTAGTGCGGCACTGGAGTCAGGTTATTGCATCCCAATCTGTTCCAACATCGGCTTTGCTGCGACGAACGTCAGAGATGAGGATGGCCTCCTTCCAAGGGGGTCGCAATGGTCGCACTGCATGCTCGTAGCAGGAATTCGCCACGCTGCCAACGCCTCCGAGAACGGCATGAAGCGTCCACGCGACTGTGCGCTCATTATCAATTCTTGGGGAGGGCGATGGGTCAGTGGTGGAAAGCTCCCCGCCGATCAACCTGACGGAAGCTTCTGGGCTGAACGCAAAGACGTCGAGGCGATCTTGGCTCAAGGCGACTCGTTCGCAATTGGCGGCGTGAATGGTTTTGCATATCGAGACCTAGACAACGGCGGATGGCTGCAACCGGGGAACAATGATGAAATTAAGTGACCGCAATATCGTGATCGCTGGTCTCGTCTGCCTCGCCATCGGGTGGTGGCTCGCGTCGTCGCCAGCGTCTCCCATCAGGCCTGAGCCTCCCCGTCCAGATCGTCCCGTTCTCAAGCTCCTCGCACGAGTCGCGAAGACATTCCTGTGGGTGATGATGGTCGCCGAGCGACCTCCCGTGGAGCAGGCCAATATCGTTCACGCTCGCATCGATGCAGAAGGTCATCAAGTCTTGAATCACGGTCAGGGGTGGTGACTTGAAAGAGAACATCTACAGCATCAGCAACCAAGAGTTTCGCTTCCCTACCCCGTGGTGGGCGTGGGTTGTGGTGTTCTTCATCGCTCCGTTCTCTCTGTTCGTAGCTGCGGCGTGGTGTCTTGACGTTCAACGCGAGGTGCTGAAATGACTGCACTCTGGTCTTGGATCGCCGCACTCCTGACGTCTCTGTCTGCGGACCCGCATGCGATGGACGTCGAGGCTCCGAAAGCAGCCGCCGCAGTGTCAGTCGCCTACGCCTCCTTCGCGATGGAGAAGTGAGTTGGCTGACTACGCCTTACTGCCGCAAAACTTAAATTTGCAGTTCATCCGTGGGGATGAATTCTGGTTCACCGTTGATGCGGATATCGACCTGACTGGGTATACGTTTTCCTCATCGATCTACAAGGTGACGAACATCACGAACGGCATCATCACAGGCAGTCAACCAGTCGCTCAGTTCACTATCACGCCGATCAATCTTGCCTTGGGGACTCTCAACCTGTCTCTCCAAGAGAACCAGACTGCCGCCCTAAGCACGACCGACACGCTTCGTTGGTACTTTCGTTGGGTCGGTCCGGGCGTCGTGACTCGAACAGTCCTGTCTGGCACTCTGACTCCGGGGGATGCGTAACATGAGCGACGTCGTCGTCAACATCACACCCCCTGCACCGATCGCGCTCTCCTACACTCAGGGCGGTGCTGTGGGGCCACAGGGTCCACAGGGCTCCACTGGCGCGACCGGTCCTGCCAACGTCCTGTCGATAGGAAGTGTTGCGACAACGTCGGCGACTACCGCTGCGGTATCGATCGCCGGAACATCGCCATCTCAGACGATCTCGTTTGTCGTCCCTCGCGGGCCGCAGGGCTTACAGGGAATTCAGGGCGAAGTCGGTCCTATCGCGAAGCTCCAGATCGGAACGGTTGTCACCGGCTCTGACGCTGCCGCCATCGTGACGGGTACGGGGACGACTCAGACTCTCTCGCTCGTGCTACCGCAGGGGGCAACCGGAGGTCAGGGGATTCAGGGCGAAATCGGGCCAGCCGGTCCTGTCAATGTTCTGTCTGTAGGGAGTGTTGCGACCACATCGGCGACGACCGCATCCGTATCGATCACCGGAACAGCACCGTCTCAAGTAATTTCTTTCGTCGTTCCTCGCGGGCAGCAGGGGATTCAGGGAGATGCCGGGCCTTTCATGACCGTCCAAGTAGGCGGGGTTACGACTGGTGCGTCGGGCACGGCCGCAAAGGTTGACACGGTTACGGCGGGTGGCACTGTCACCTTGAGCTTCACCATCCCTCGCGGTGCGGATGCCGTTGCAAACCTCGCTGACGAGACTCCTCAGCCTCTCGGAACCGCCAGCGCAGGTTCGGCAACACGCGCGGCACGTGCTGACCACGTGCATGCCACTCCACTCATTGCATTTAGCGCGTTGACTGGGGTTCCGTCCGTTTTTTCCCCCTCCACGCATCTGCACTCGATCAGCGAAGTCGTGAACTTGCAGTCGGTGCTGGACGCGAAGCAGCCAGTGGGCAATTACGCAACTTTAGTAGGCGGTTTCATTCCGTCGTCAATTTTGCCATCCTTCGTCGATGACGTTCAAGAGTTTGCGAGTTACGCGACCTTGAGTTCCGCGACGGGTGAAAGCGGCAAGCTTTACGTGACTGTCGACACTCGGAAACTCTGGAGATGGTCAGGCTCCGGCTACGTTGAGATCGCGAGTTCCCCCGGTAGTACGGATTCGGTTACCGAGGGCAGCGTCAACAAATACTACACCGATGCTCGCGCCTCGGCCGCAGCCCCGGTTCAGTCGGTCAACGGCAAGACTGGTGCGGTCACGATCGAGGCTGGCGGAATCGCATGGTCTACCGTTCCCACTGCCACGACGACAACAACGAAGGCCGGGGCACTCAGCTACGACTCGAATTACGTCTAT